GGTGAGAGAGGGTCGGCAGGTCGGCCGGTCCTAAGCCGTTGATTCTAGGACGGTTAGAGCGGTTCTGATGGGCTTGTAGAGCGTAGGTATCAAGTAGGGGTTACGTAGTAGTTGCGTAGGTATTGCATAGTAGTTGCGTGGTAGTCTTGATTTAGTAGTTGACATTGTTAGTTAGTTATGCTATCATTGTTTCATGGTTGATTGATTAAGTAGCTTTACCTTTGAATAACTGAGAAGTAGCTAACTCAGAAAAAGGTTAATACTTCGGTATTATCCGTAGCAAAACGTAAAAACACCTTGCTATTGATAATTAGGTAGAGCTACTTAACGAATTAATCAATGGGAGCATAACACATGTAATATGAATACTGTTACATCGTGCAGTCGGTCAAATAGGTAATGACAAAGCATAGTTAAACCGGGCTATGTGAAAACATTACCGCATAAAGAGATAATGACAATTTAAAGACTGTGCTAGTTTTGGTACTACGGAAACTAGCGCAATATTAATACCTGCAACATGTTCTCTTGTTTCATACTTTTGGTGATAGTTGCACAATCATATCAGATAGGTGAAATAACCTATAGGAATGAAAAGCATAGATAATAGGCTAACTCTTAGCAGTCCTTATTATCGATACTATCACCAAAAACATTCATAGAACACGAGAGAATATGTTAGAGGTGCTAATCGCACTTTATGATAATGCCATTAGTTTAAGTGTATCCGGTAAGGATATCAAAACGTGTCCTAGAAAGGATGAGATGCTGGAATTAACCGGCATGGCAGATAATTATCAACAACTAACATGCTAGTCAAAGACTGGTGAAGGATTGAATAGTATCATGCTTACCTTACGACGATTTAATCCTAATGGCATTCAATATTCTCTTAATGAGAATTATGATGGTTCCACTACCATTATCAAGTCTAATACCACTAAAAGTATCAAGGTTAATTTTGGTATTGATGCTATTAGTCAAGCATGGTATAACTGGCATATGAAAGGTCAGTTAATCCAAAAAGCATTTCCATTCTTTAATGCTGATGAAAGAGAATTTCTTATTACCGGCATGACTCCTGAAGAATGGTCAGAAATGCTTGAAAAACAAGTAGAAGAATAATCATGGAAACCACAATAATAACCTGTGACCTATGCACTTCGCCTATCTTTCCTAAGAATGAAGATCCTTCTAAGAGGTTTCCAGTTCGTTATTTACGATACGATAGCCTTTGTCAAACGTGCTATAATAAGGAAAAGGCTACTGTAGAGCAGAATAATTCTCAACCTATTATGCAGCAATCTTTAGATTCTATAGTTACCTCGCGTGAACAGTTCTTTAATGCAGAGCGTACAGATTTAGCTCTAATAGAAGGTACTCCATTTGAAAGAGTAATCAAGATACGCGATAGAATCGACAAGTGGAAGAATCTTCTATTTGAGATTAGGACTAGACAGGAAAGTGCTCAAAGTGCTCTACAAGAATTAGCACAGACTATTACAGCGGAAGAAAGAGCAAAGCTAAAGATTAGTGATATTAGTTATATTCCTAACGAAACTAAGCCTAAGCCTAAAATCGCACGTATAAGCAGTGAAGAAAAGAACCTTAACAATATGGTCAATACCTTGTTTAGACGTGCAATAGACAAGGGAGAAATGACAGAAGAACAGGCAAGAGAGAAAGTAAGAGATATTGTTAGGAATAGTAAGAATATTATGATAACACGTATGGCAAGTGGAGAATTAAAGTGTACTTGCGCGTCTACTCCTGGTATTTGTAAGGTGCATGAGAAATAATTATGTCTAACAATATTCTTGTTGGAAAAACTATTAAAAAGATTTTTCTTGCTGATGATAGAAAAGCAATTAAATTTGTTCTTGATAATAATGATAGTATTATTGCAAGATGTGATGGTGATTGCTGTTCACATACTTGGATTGAAGATTTAATTAATCCTGAGAATGCTATTGATTCTGAAGTACTTTCGGCAGATGATATTGATTTGCCTGAAGAATTTCAGAATAAAACCAAGACTGATAATTACGAAGAAGAAATGCTATACTACGGATTTGCTATTGTAACTAATAAGGGCAAATTTACTATTGCATATCGTAATAGCTCTAATGGTTATTATGGTGGTAATTTGTCATGGCCTGATAACGAATACTATTATGGTGGTGTTCATGGTCAGAATATAAGTAAAGAAAATTGGGTAGAAGTGATAGAATAATATCACGCGAGTATAACGAGCGACTAGTTAATAAGGTACACAATGTTATTTTTGCTAGCTCTATTATCTAGTACCAAAAAAGATTGTCTAATCCGGTAATATTATTGAGATTAGATAGGTGAAAATGATAATAGGGCTAGTTAAGATAATGAAAAAGAAGAAAAAAGAAGATAGTAAACTATTAAAGGTGCTCAAAGAAAGAAGAGCACAGTTCTATCTTTTTAATGTTAAGTTAAAAAACGAAGAAATTATTGAAAAAGCTAAGAAAGGCATAAAGTAGTATTGTTATGACCATTATATTAACTACAACTGATAAACGATATACCTTATGGAATGTAATTAGTTTTCAAGTATTAGATACTAAAGCATTACCAGAATTGCATGATATTGTAGTACATCATTTTGACAGACCTAAGACAATGATTAGTGCTAAAGCTACTAAGATTGAAATTAGGTAATATCATGCTTGATTTATCATTTGAAACAATTAAAGGCACCAAACTAATTGACAAATGTCCCATATGTTCTAAGATTGCAAAAGAAAAAACATCATTCATTGCTCAGGAAAAGAAGTTTATAACTCTTGAGTGTGGGCATTTGTTGGTTCGTTCGCTTCCTAAAACTATTGATTATTCTCTGCTTACTTTCGATGGTAATGATTCTTGCTCACATGATTGGTCTTTACCTCCTGCTAATTCTTACAAAACAATCTGCTCAATTTGTAACGCGAAGCGACCATATCTCTTTCAGATAGATGGTATGAAAGCTTTAGAGCAAGCTAATGGTCGTTTTGGGATATTTGATGAGCAAGGTTTAGGTAAGACTATTCAATCACTTGGCTATATTAAGTACCACCCGGAATCATGGCCCTTCTTATGGTTCTGCAAAAGTGGTCTAAAATTCCAGGCCATGAAAGAGATGATACGTATTCTCGGCCCTAAGTTTATTCCTCAAGTCATTGAGACTTCTAAAGACCATATCTTTCCCGGATTTAACTGTTATATTGCTTCTTATGATATCCTTCGTCGCATGTCCTCTACTAAGTTAGAACAGTTAAACAAACTAGTCAAATGCGTAGTAATAGACGAAGTACAGCATATTAAAAATCCTGATAGTACAAGAACACAGCAAGTAAGGAAAATGTGTCATGGAATTGATAAGATTATTCCACTATCAGGAACACATTGGAAGAATAGAGGCAGCGAATCTTTTGTAGCCTGTAATCTAATAAATCCTGCCAAATTTCACTCATTTGAAAACTTTAAACTAAGATGGGTAGAATATCATTACGATAGTTCTACTGGTAAGACGAAAGAGGCAGGGTTAAAAAAAGGCTTTCGCGAGTATTGTTCTGACGTATTCATTCGACGCGAAAGAACAGAGGTAATGAAAGAGTTACCCCTAATCAATCGTACTAAACTATACGCAGTATTACCTAAAGATGCTCAAAAGTCTTATGATGATGCTGCTGATGATTTCGTAAAGATTTGGAATAACCTAGTTATAGGCGGAGAAGAGAATAGCTTTAAAGCTGCTGGTAATGTATTATCTGCTCTAAATCAGATGCGCCAAATTATAGGCGTAGCAAAGATACCGGCAACATTAGATTTTGCGCAAGAGTTTCTCGAAAATACTGACCGTAAGCTACTTATCTTCGTGCATCATATTTCTGTTGGGCAGGCTATTTATGATGCTATGACAGAGTTTTGTAAAGATAGTGGTATTAATGTTAAGAAACTTACATCTTCTATGTCTCCAGAAGAAAGATTTAAGATGTGTGAAGATTTTAATGCTAATCCTTCTACAAGACTTGCCATATTAAGCACACTAGCAAGTGGTGAAGGTCTAAACTTGCAGACCTGTTCTGATGGTATTATGCACGAAAGACAATGGAATCCATCTAATGAAGAACAGGCAGAAGGTAGAATGATACGTATTGGTCAATTGAGTAACAATGTTAACATGACCTACGTAGAAGCTGAAGGAACTGTTGATGCTGATTTGGATGCAATAGTTGAGAGAAAACGAATGCAATTCCATGATGCTATGAATAAGGGTGAGAAAGTGCAATGGAGTCAAGATAGCATCATTAAGGAATTAGGGGAAGCATTGGCTAAGAGGCATAGACTTAAAGGAAAAAGATAATGGGAATTGATGCACGAATGATTGTAGTTACTACTAATAAGCCATCTAAGGAAGATATTAAACGATGGTCTTATATCTTCGGCTCTGCTTTTGCTCAAGATTTATTTTTAGGTTTTGAGGATACTATTTATAATAAGCCTATTGAATTAATCAAGAATACAGTTGACCAAGATGGTCCCGATTTTGTAATTGACAAGGACAAAACAATATTAGAGATTCCACTACCAGGTAGATATTATGGAGAAGGTTATGAAAGAGGTAATCTTCTTACATATATTTATATCGCAGAATTTTTAGAACAGCTTATTCCAGAATCTATTATTTATTATGGTGAAGATAGTTCTGGAGTATTATTTGAGCAATTTGACCAAAAGCGAAGAAAAGAATTGCTTGAATACTATATTAAGGTAAACGGACGAGATCCTTACGTTAGAGGATTTGATGCTAGAGAAAAGAGTCCTACGCCTATTTGTCCAGTTTGCGATGTAAATATGTTTAAGAATGGATGGGGTAATAAATACGCTCTATTTACATGTTCCGGTTGTGGATGGAAACAAGTAGAACGTGATGGTAAAGTTAGTAAAGGTTTTACTGTTAAAGAGTTATAATCATGTCAAACCCTAACCCAAAATGTCCACAATGTGGAAGTTCTCCATATCAGCACGCTATTTGCCAAAAGAATAATCCTCTCTTTAAATGTTATTATGCGTTTATAAAGAGAGCACATTCTCATCATTTTTGCGGTAATAAAAACTGTAATTGTCATTGGATTACTTTTTAAGATTCTTTTATGACTATTCTTCAAGAAATTGAGTTTCGAGAAAAACAATATTTAAAAGAAATTTATTTCTTACGTGAAGAAAATAAGAGATTACGTACTGAAATAACAGAAAATTTAATTAGTACAATTAAGCATAATGATGCTATGTTTTGCTTAGTACTTGAATCTTGTTTAAAAGAGAAATAATATGGTACTCGGTTTTACCGGCACTCAAAATGGAATGAATAGCTTTCAAGAGTCAGAAGTGTTAAAACTTTTCGATTCTACACAACCAGAAACATTACATCATGGGGATTGCATAGGATCTGATGCACAATGTCATTACCTATTTCTAAGATGGCATGCGTGTAATGATTATATGAAACGCAATATCATCGTGCATCCTCCAATTGATGAGAAAAAGAGGGCTTTTGTTTTGAAAGCTCAGATGGGTCAAAGTTTAATAGACTTAATGACAAACTGTAAAAACTCTATTGATATTATCGAACTTCAACCACTAAGCTATTTCGACCGTAATTACGAAATAGTAAGAGCCTGCAATCTTCTAATAGTTACACCTAAAGAACTAGAACATACTGTAAGGAGTGGTACTTGGAAAACTGTAAGATATGCTTGGCAGTTAAAAAAGGATGTAAGAGTTATTCCGCCACTTTTTGCTGCTCCTGCTGATAATACTTATAATGATACTGATTCAGTACTAAAGTTCAATGAGTAAGTAATATGCCAAAAGACAAAACAATCAAAGAAACATATCTAGGCGATGGTGTCTATATGAAGTGGGATGGTAATAGATTTACTCTTTATACATCCTATAACGGTAATGAAGTAACTAATAACATAGTCCTAGAAATAGAAACATGGTTAGCATTAACACGTTTTGTCAAAAGTCTTGAGAATGAGTCTACTATTGTATGATTTATGAAGTATCAAGAAGTCAAATTTAGTACAGTAGTATATTTCTTGATATGTTTATTTATTCATCCTATTAAATTCTTGAACTGTTTAGAACATTGTAGTGTTAATGATCATAAATTTAATATGGATGTAGTAAATTTCAATTATGATTTATGGTGTCATGATTGTAATGAAGTTTTTCTCGATGAAATAAAATGAACCAAGAAGACCTAATCAAAGGCAGAATGTACTGTTACTGGTCTAAAGGTATTAATGAAAAGAAACCTTCTCTTAAATTCTGTCGATTAGTTGACTTCGCGAAACGTTATGCAATAGTAGACCGTCTAGATTTAAGCATAAACAAGAGACAACAGGTAGAGATTAAGAGGCTTAAGGAAGTTCAGAAAAAGAAACAATATGAACAGAAAGAACTGCCTTTATGAAAAATGCATTAGAATTTTTAGCAGGCATACTATTATGCATATTTTTCGCCTGTTTCTTAATCATGTTGATGCTAGTATTATAGGTTTATTCATTTATAATGTTCGCTTGCGTTATTACTTTTATAAACGTAGGCATATGTCTTTTCATAAGCAGTTGGATAATTTGCTGAAATAATATTTTATGAATACATGCATTTCTGACGATGATGTGATTGTCAATATTCAAGGTATTCGTTATGTTACTTGGGGTGAGAGTACTTCATATCTAAATCCAGGTAAGCATTTTTACGTAACAATAACTTATAAAGGTAATCATCAATCCTTCGCGTATACTACAGAAGAAAAAGCTAAGAACTTGTTTAATAAAATACGCGCAGCGATGGATAAATCGGTAAAAGAACAATGATTTTTGACAAACTTCTCATAACTAAATATCTTAAACTCAATATAATTATCTCTCATAAAGGTATTTATGATCATATGAGAATAGTTTGTACTGAGCAATCAGCAAGAGACTTTGACAAGATAGTTAATGATACGGTAAGTTATATGCAGGGTAGAATTAGAAATTGGGAAGAACAATATAAGGATAAGATTGAGGAAGTGGGAAAATAGTTATGCTTGAAATTATAGTTAATTGTAATGAAGACGCTGTATTTTTCAAAAACTATGTATTTCATGTAACACAACCATTAAATGTAATAGATATGTTACAGAAATTATTTGATGAACTAATTGAATATCAGGATAATACTACATTAAGTATACAGTTAGTAAAAATCGACGAAGATACACGCACAATCGTAGGTGAGTGGTGAAAAGAGTTATTTTAGATGCAACCACGTTAACCAAGCTACAAGTGTGTGATGAATATTATAATCTAACCACTAATCTAAATCTCATACCTATTGGTGGAAAAGGTAGAGGTTTAGAAGGTGGTTCTTTGATGCATGAGATGTTGGCAACGTATTATCGTTTGCATAATACTTTTAACTTACAAGATAGATTACAAGCAGCAGTTTTAACAGGCCAAACATTTATTACTGGTTGTGAAGTATGTATTAGCGGTACAAAATGTCCCATACACACAGACCACCCTTTTACCGGCCTAGAATCATTAACCGTTGAAGAAGCGCACGATGTAATAGCTAATTTTCACCAATACCATGAACGATGGAAAAATGATTCCTGGTCAACAGTATCAGTTGAGCATGTTAAAGGTAAAGTAATTTATGAAGATGATGAGTTATCACTTCTCTGGAAAGCTAAAATTGATTGGGAAGTAGATAATCTTGAAGGTATTTTCTCAGTAGATCATAAAACAGCCTCGCGTCGTGAGAATACTTTAAGCCTACATAACCAATTCATAGGCCAATCTATTCTAACAGAGCAGAATAAAGTATTCATTAATAAGATTGGTACGCAAAAGTCTCTTAAAGCTGAAGAAAAGTTTGAACGTGTTGCGGTTAATTATACGAAGAGTAGACAAGTAGAATGGATTAATGAAGCAGCAGGATGGGCATATGATCTTATATCTCTTGTAGAATCAGGAGTATACAAGCATCGTATGTCATCTTGTCAAAGTAGTAAATATGGTCCTTGCAGGTTTCATGAAGTTTGTGAAGCAGAACCGAATGACCGTGTAAGAATTATTAATGAGAAATTTAAAGTTAATGATAAGCCGTGGGATGTGTTGAATGATGATTAATTTTACGCATGATATTAATGGAGAAGCAGTACCAGATTGTCCAAGATGTAATGGTACTGGAAAACCACATCCTACAGATAATGAAAGAATAAAGAAATGTATGTGTGTTCTACATTGGTATGTTTGTCCTACATTAGTATCAGCAGGTAAAAGAGATTTAAGAGGTAGGAAGAAACTAGAGAAATGTGATTGTGCAATTAAGTATTATCAAGAACTTTATAATAGTTTTTGAGATAACAAAATGCTAACAAAGATGCTCCTATCAATCTGCATAGCTTTAATGGCAGCTTATTTTTTGATGAAGGTTACTGATGAATGATGAAGAACTTATCTCATTACGAGAAAAGTTAAATTTAGTTACTGAACAACTAAATAATAAAATTATTGAATTTGAAGCTTATCTTGCAAATTTAGGATTTGGAATTAGAGTATGGTCAGGTGAGCAGGATAAGATAAAGATTGGGTATGGTAAGTTTGACAACAAATGGCATGTATTAATCAAATATATTACTGATGATGGTAATGAGATAATTAATATTCTTACAAAAGCACCTAGAAATCTAAGATTACACGGTTATAAAAGACGTGATGAATTAGTTATTGCAATATTAGAAAGTGCTAAGAGCTTAACAGATAAGATTGAAAAAGTAATAACAAAAGAATAAAACAATGGTAACTAATAAACACATACACAAATATCAAAAGGAGGTTCTCGGAAAAGATTACCGAATACTCCGGTGTCATATTCCAGGATGTAACCATTATATCCGAGAATCTTTAGGTATAGGTAAATTATCTCTTTGTAATAGGTGTAATGAACCTATAGTTTTGACATCATGGCATTTACAGAGAAAGAAGCCACATTGTCAAGAATGTACGAAAGATAGTGGATTTGCTAAGAAGTATAAAAAGGTTGATGAAGTTAGTACTGATAGGTTGAAAGAATTGCTTACTGCTGATGATTTGTTGAAGAAGGTGTTGAAATGATGTGGAATCTTGATGAGGCATTAGAATTAATACGCGAGTTACAGCCTAAAGTAAGAGAATTAGGATATCATGTTTTGTTAGGTGGTGGAGTTCTTAATGAAGGTAAATCAGATAAGGATTTAGATTTATTTTTTATTCCATTAAACAATTATCAAGGTAATGATGATGAGTTAGTTAAGTATCTATTTGACAGGTTTAGTTGGTTAGATCCTATTAGAGACTCGCCTGATTATATGTCTGGAGATATGTGGCATTATAAGCATATGCTCAAGAATAAAAGTGAACAGAGGATTGACTTTTTCATTCAGTAAAATAATATGACCATCACCACGATAGCTAACGCAGAAATAGCAGTAGATGTTGTTGATGTTCTTTTTGTTGTTAAGGATAGATATGAAAAGTATTCTGTTTTTCTTTCTGGTAATAATGAATATCAGATAACTAAAGAAGAATACGAACGGTTGAAGAAGATTTTTATTAAGTAAATAATCATGCCTACAATGGAAACAGCTTCTCTTGATGCTCTATATTGTTTATTCACTGGCGAGTGGGGCGTAAGGAAAAGTACACAAGCATTAACATTTCCCGGTCCACAGTATTGGTTTAGTTTTGATCAAAAGATGGGTAGTATGCTTCTGCCTATTAAAGCATTCGGTATAGACCCTTCTACTATTCATTATGATGATTATCAAGATTGGGGAAAAGCTGAGAAGAAGTTAGAAGCATTTCAGCTTACCTGTCCATATAAGACTATTGTAATTGATACTATTGGTACTTGTGGTGATGCTATCAACTCTCAAACTCTTAAATTAAAGCGTGGTACTACAACTAAAGATGGTGCAGAAAAGGGAATTACTATTGCTGGTATTCCTGTTAATTCTATTGAAGATTATAAGGCAGAAACAAGTGCTCTACAGAGTCTCATTCGCCTAACTAAAGACATTCACATTTTTCATAAGGTCAATATAATTCTTATCGCGCACGTAATGATTGATGAGAAGAGTAATGAAGAGAAAAGTGCAGCGCAATCACGCATAATCGTCAGTGGCGCGCGTAAAATGGCCTTTAAGATTCCAGGTTATTGTCATGAAGTATACCATTTCTTCATGAAAAGAGAAGCAATCTCACAACGATATGCCGTAAGAACTACGCATAGTATTACAGACTTTGCAAGAACAGCATTACCACTTGAAAAGGAGATAGTGTTGGACGATAGTCCGCTGTATGCTAATTATGTAAAACCGGCAATAGAAAAGCTAAAGAACCTGCCGAAGAAGTAATTCAGTTTTTAGGAGAAAGAACAAATGGGTTTCGTTAAGATTACTGAAAATGATCTGAAAAAGGGTCTTATCGTTGAGCCTGCATGGTATAGGGTCCATATTGAAGGAATGGAAGAGCGTACTAGTTCTAAGGGAACATCACAGAATCATTTCCCTACTGGTAAAATTCTGTTTAATGCTGATACCGGAGATACTAGATTCGCAGGTGTTGAGACTCCCAAAGGATGGTGTTTTAATGAAGGAGCACCAGCTTTTACTATTCCCTTCTTAGTAGCTACTGGTACTAATGAAGCAGAGCTTATGAAGGCTATTAAAGAAGCTGGAGATCAAGGCATTCGTCTTGATATGGATAGTGCAGTTGGTAAGGATTTGGATATCTTTATTGAGAACGGAGTTTATGAGGGACGTACTCAGAATAAGATTAACCATAAATACAGGGCACCAAAGGTTAAAGCCTAGTCAACAACGATAACGAGTTTATTCAACCAGGATGCTGTGAATAAGTTGTATGTTTTCACAACAAATAAACAGAACATTATATTGTCTTGATAATAACTTCAAGAATATAGTGACTAGATATTGTGAGCAACGAAGTTCAGCGTTGTGTCTACCCACATAATATCCAGAAAAGGACATCCTGGTTGAATAATTATTACTATTTACTCAAAGTCGGAAAATGGTGGCACAGCTTCTATCATTTGGGAGAAAATTGTATGGAACATCAGGAATATCGTGATTACTTTATGGATGATGAGAAAGATGAAGAAGAACTTCCTGAAGAAGCAGAAGACGTAGACGAGGAAGAAGAGGAAGAAGTAGATACTGATGATGAGGATAATGAGTAATGGCTGGTTATGATGAAGATAGAGATAGATTAAGTAATGCTAAACAAGCAGGAAAGTACGAAAAATCAACACGCGAACCCCACTTCCTTCAAATAGACAGACGAATGAAGGAAACGCAGAATGAAATTGAATACATGACTAAGATGCTTGAAAGTAAAAAGGTATACTTAAAGCAATTGGAAACAGTACGTAGAATGGTAAAGCCTGCTGACGAGGCTAAGATTCAGGCGCTTATTTCTGTTGGTTTGCTGTAGATAATAGAGAATGCTTCTTGGTGCTATACTGTTCTTCCTTTGGTTGATATGCCTTAAAAGAATCAACTATACAAAAGGTTGGAATATTCTGTAAAATGAACACAAAGCAAAAGAAGCAGAACCTCGCGTAATGATTCTGTTAATTTCATTCTGTTGAATGACTAGACAGATAGTTACGCGAGGTTGTTATTGTTGATAATATTTTCAGGGCCATTAGCTCAAATGGTTAGAGCATCCGGCTCATAATCGGGTGGTTACTAGTTCAAGTCTAGTATGGCCCACCAATTTTTTTATGACTAAAGAAAAAGAAGAACTAGTACGTAATCTTAGAATCAAACTATTTGCTGCTAATTATCCAGAGATTTTTGTAGTTACTGAGAAAGAATTATGTGCTGCTGAAGAATCTATTAGTGAATGGTTAGAATCTCAAGGTAAAAAACCAATTCTTAAATGTGGTAAACATGGTCTATATTTTAAAGGTTCTCAATTAGTTTTAGAGGTAAAATGAGCAGCCAACACTTCACCGATATCCTACAGCAAATGAAAACTATTCATGACAAAAAATCTCACGACTACGCACAAGATACAGACCCATTCTCTAACTTTACACGAGCAGCAACTATTGTCTCTTGGTTCACTTCTCCTACAGACCAAGTATTTGCAGGCATACTCGGTATTAAGTTCGCACGTTTGGCTGAGCTACTTTCTACTTCAAAAGAACCTAACAATGAAAGTATTGACGACACGTTTATTGACGCTGCTAACTATTTTGTCTTGTGGGCAGCGTATTACAGACGTGAGAAAGAGTTGAAGAAACTTGTTGAGGAAGGTCTTAAACATGATATTAGAAGTATCTTTGGACCTAAAGTAGAGGTTAGACCACAAGGTGAATATAAGATGCCTGTAGATTTACCGGAAGTATTAGATAATCATTCAGATTTTTAACAAATTAAAGCCAAGTTGGTGGAATTGGCAGACACAAAGGACTTAAAATCCTTCGACCTAATAAGTCATATCGGTTCGACTCCGATACTTGGCACCAATATCATGATAAAGAATCTTTCTGACATAATTTCACATGAATGGCATAGGGCTACTACTCTAGCAAGCTATGGTATGGAACCATTAACAATAGGATGGTTTGAAGGTAAGGCTTACATTTACATGTGGAATTATAAAACAGGACGATTTTCTTGGAAAGAATTTAATACAAATAGACCTGAAAAACCTAGCCCTAATAAGAGTCTATTTGATAGAGATGATGTATTCTATAAGGCATTAAATAAAAGATAATGCCAACCCTAAAAGAACTCTTCAAGAACGAGAAAATATGGTGGAAGAAAGCTATAGTTCTTGAAACTTATCATCTTATGCATGAAATATCTAATAGCGATTGGCACATGAGAGATACTAGTCGTGAATTAAAGTGTTCTCTCGGCTATGTTTGTGAAGAGTTAATGTTGGCAAAAGAGTTGAAGAGTAATGAAGGGTTGAAGGAATTATCAAGGAATAAGGCTTTGAGGAGTATTAAAAAGTGAATAATGATTTTCGTAAACTTCAAGCAGTAGTTAAAGTATTAAAAGTACGATTTAATAATTTGAATGTAGAAGAAGTTAATGATATTGCAATTAAAGTTATTGAAGCAGTAAGAGATCAAGCTTCTTTACGTTATATTGATAGTGACTATGGTTCATTTGAAGTATTTGGTAGTCAACAAGATATTGAAAATCTTCATAGAACTCTTTCCTCAATGACAAAGAGAATTGATGAATGAATATTTTTGTACCTGGTACAGGCAATCCTTATGCAAAGATTCTCTTCATAGGAGAAGCACCATCGTTTGAAGAAGAGAATGCTTTAAAACCTTTTGTTGGCCCTGCTGGTAGATTATTTGATGAATGCCTTCATAATGCTGGTATTGTTCGATCAGATGTATGGATCACGAACGTTTTCAAACAGATGATAGTTCCTCAGCAGAAGTTTGGTAGAAAGATACCAGCGGTAGTAAGGGCAGAACAAGCAGGATTAAATGTACAGGAATCTATACAAGTACTAAGAACAGAAATAGATGAAATTAAACCTAATGTTATATGTCTCCTTGGCGGCACAGCATTATGGGCACTAAGTGGTAAAGATAAGATAACGCCTTGGAGAGGATCTATTCTATCTCTCTGGTCTTATAAATGCATACCAACATTCCATCCTGCAACACTATTATATGGTGAAGGAGAATATTGGCAGAAATATATTATTGAGTTTGATTTTAGGAGAGTATTGTCTCAAAGTGAATACCCAGAAATAAGACGGCCTTCACGTAATCTTTCTATTTGTCATAATAGTGCTCAGCTTTCTGATTTTATAGAGCGTAACAATGATAAAGATAAGCTCTCAGTGGACATTGAAGCACTTCGTTGTATACCAGTTTGCGTCAGTCTCGCTTTCGATTCTATTGAAGGTCTTTGTGTCCCTCTTTGGAATAGCACCTCTATCACACGAATTTCCGACATTCCTTCTTCTGACTTGGCTAGTATCTGGAATATTCTCTATCTATTACTCAAAGACAAGAATAAAAAGATCATAGGCCAGAACTTTAAATATGACCAAGATAAATTAAGGAGGCTAGGTTTTGTTATTTCCAATCTTTATTCTGATACTTTGCTTAAACACTTTGCTATATCTCCTGAACTTCCTCACAACTTGGCCTTTCAAACAAGCATTTATACTGAAGAACCATACTATAAAGACGAAGGACTTGAATTTGATTACACTAAACATGATATCTCTGATTTGTTACTTTATGGGGCTAAAGATGCTCCTGTAACGTGGGAAATAGAGGATAAGCAGGAACAGGATTTAGTTGAAGTAGGAATGCATGATTTTTATTATAACTTCTTGATGAAACTTCATGATCTTTATTCTGACATTGAAAATGTTGGATTTCCTGTTAATGAAAAAGCACGCGAGAAGTTACTTCGTAAATATATAAGTTGGTCAGAACGTTTAAGCTATGAACTATTTAAATACGCAGACGCGCCTATTAATTGTGATTCATGGCAGCAAGTAGATAAGCTTCTCTATGAAGTAATGAAAATACCACGTAGACAAGGTACTGGAGAAGAAGTACTTACTCAACTACTCGCGAACGTTGTAAAGAAAGATGACCAGAAAAAGTGCATTACTAATATTCTTGAACAAAGACGTGTTAACAAGACTATTGGAACCTATCTAATGGCAATGAATGATTATGATGGTAGAATGCGAACTGCTTGTTATATTCCATTAGATACTGGTAGAACTAGTACAGGATTACAAGATCCACCTATTAGACCTTATGTAGATAATTTTCGTAATCTAAAAGGTAAGATTGAAAAGAAGAAATGTCATGGAGCAGCCTTCCAAACATTAACAAAGCATGGTGATGTTGGTGGTGATATTCGCTTAATGTATTCTTGTGATCCCGGTTGTGTTCTTCTTAATATAGACTCTTCTCAAGCAGAGGCTCGCGTAATTGCACTACTCTCTGATGATGAAGTTACTCTAAAACTATACGATACAAACGATATTCATGCTCTAACAGCTTCATGGTTCTTAGGTGGTGACGAGTTTAAGTACTCAAAGAAAGTACTAGGCTATGAATGCCCTGAAAGATTTCTTGGTAAAACATTACGCCATGCCGGACATTTAGGCGCAAAAGGACAAAGAGCAGCTACAGAAGTTAATACGCAGGCTAGAAAAGCTCATATTGATATTAATATTTCTAAGGCATTTGCTGATAAGGCTTTGCTCATATTCCACAACAAATCTCCCAAGGTGCAGCAAGTATTTCAGAAAGGTATAATAGCTCAACTCGAAATTGACAGAACATTAATAGCACCTGTACCTTATGGGGTAGATAGTACAATAGGAGGCAAGAGAACATTCCATGAAAAATGGTCTGATGAATTGTTTAGGCAGGCATTCTCTTATATTCCACAAAGAGCTATAAGTGATAATACTAAGGCAAGTGCGTTAAGAATACGCGAAAGATTACAAGATATAAGAATAGTAGTAGAATCACATGATAGCTTGACCTTTATGGTAGAGATTAATGATCTTGAGGAGGTGGGTAGAGTGGCTAAAGAGGAGTTAGAAATGCCTATAAGTTTCAAAACATGTAGTTTAAGTAGAAGGGATTTAGTAATACCGGCTGAATTAGAAGTTGGAACTAATTATAAAGAATTGGTGAAGTATAAGGTTTAGTTGATGTTAACTTGGATAGAACAGCTAATGGCTACTACCAAAGAGATGGAAAGTCCTACATCTTTTTGGTACTGGTCAGCATTAGCAAGTATTTCTGCAGTTATGAAAGATAGTGTCTGGTTATCCCGTGGAGGTGCTTATAAGCTTTATCCAAATATATATGTAATGCTTCTTGCCGGTAGTGCTATGAAGAAGGGTCCGCCTATTGGTTTGGCGAAAGAGATTGTAAAACTAGTAGGTAACACTAAGGTTATTGTAGGGCGTTCTTCTATACAAGGCATACTGAAAGAACTAGGCACGATACAATCCTCGCCTAATGGTAAAGTAGATAAAAAATCAGCAGGATTTATTGTTGCTTCGGAGTTCAGTAGTTCTCTTGTAGAAGATCCAGCAGCGTTTAATTGTTTAACTGACCTCTACGATCGTCACTATAACATTGGCGAATGGAAAAGTTTATTAAAATCTGAATCATTCTCCTTACGCGACCCAACAGTAAGTATGTTAGTAGCTACAAATGATCCACATTTAAGAGATTTCGTTAAGGAAAAAGATATCTATGGTGGATTCTTTGGAAGAATGTTCATTATTAAAGAGGAACAAGTATCTCGTCTAAACTCTCTTGTAGACGATTTAGAGAATCCACCTGTTCCTACTTTTCTTGCTGAGTATTTGAAGATATTAGCAAAGTTAAATGGTCCCTTCGCGTCTATTAGTAAGACTGTGCCGGGAATACTTTATGATGAATGGTATAATGATTTCTACTCTACTGTTCGTAAGCAAGCAATAGAGGATAAAACGGGTACTATTGGTCGTTTTGGAGACTCAGTACTAAAGGTAGCTATGCTCTTATCATTAAGTGAAAGACCAGAATTATCAATAACAAAAAGAGCAATGGAAGAAGCTATAGGTATTTGTGAAAAGCTTATATCTGGTGTAAGGAAAGCTACAGACTTTAGAGGAGGAATGGCACAATATGCTGATCAAAAAGCTTTAATCATGCAAGAACTTCTTAACAGACCAGAAAGGAAAATCGCGCGAGCAGCTTTATTAAAGAAGTATTGGATGCATTTCAATAGTGATGAATTAGATATCATTATGAGAAGTTTTGACGAATCAGGAACTATTAAACCTCATAGTGAAGGTAATAACTTTATTTATGAAATGCCAGAGCATGTATGGACTGGTTTGCATAATCATCTTAAAGGTAAGAAATCATGAGGTATTTTAAATATAATGATCAAGACGGTGATAAGTTTGTAAGTGAGCAAGACATATTAGAAACTTATTATTCATACTGGAAAGAACAAATGATTAAAGTAGGTAAAGAAAATCTTATTTCTCCTGAATTATGTATTGAAGATTTTATTGTAGTTCATTGGGCACGGGAAATTAAATGAAGTACAAATTAATTACAGTAAAAGTTATTGATAGAATAAATCTCAATAAAGAAATTGGCAAACTTATTCGTAAAGAAAGAGAACGTAAGAAAATTACGCAAACATTTCTTGCCCAGCAATTAGGAATAACACGAGCAGCAGTTAGCAATTTTGAAGCTGGAAATCATAATATAATGGTATATAACATTTATAATATTTCACTAATACTTAAAGTACCTCTTAAAAAATTGTTACCTTAAAAGCTTCGGTCCCCCATTATAAATACCAAAAACCTGTAAGAGCCAAAGTATAAGGAATAGAACAACAAGTACTCTTATAACAGTCTTAATAGGATCTGACATAGGAATATAGGTTTCAAGAAGATAGAGACATACACCAACGATTACGAGGACGATTAGGACGGTTATCATTGTTTTCTCCTTTTAAGATTTTCGCCAATATTATAATCTAAGTTTTCTGGAAAATAGGTACTCTTTCCAAAACCACCTCTTTCATAAGATTGGGTACCTATTCCGCTTCCTGATAACATCATAATAATAGGAGAAAGTTCGGGATTCTTTCTCATAGTATCCATCATATCATCAAAGAACATAGGAGCAGCTAATTGTATACTTTTGTCAATAGTATGGAATGGATGTTTCTCATCAGCAAATAAAGCATCTACACCAAATTTAGCTGTAGGATGTAGACGATTAACCATAAATCTAGCAACAGTACTACCTCTCGTTTCTGGTTTAAATCCTTGACCAAATTTAGTAGTCTTACCACTTGTACTGCTTGTACTTTGACCACTCTTCATACGATGTGCAAGTACTAAAAACTGTTGTAAACCTCCTGGTAAATCAATTCGTGTATCACCTATCTTTATCTTACCAAAATCAGAATTGTCAGGATCAGTACTAACAGAAGCGCCAGTATATTTAGCTAAACCTGCAAAAGTAGTCCACATAGCTACACGTCTTGCCATACCTTCTAAATAAGCTCGTCTAACTTGTGGACTAGACATAACATAAGTAGAGGGATTAAGCATTCTTGCTTCGCTTGCAATGTTTCGAGGTGAAAAGAAAGTATTACTTAATAGCCTCGCGTGTTTTTCTAACTGCACATTTATAGGACCGGCTTCAGCGCCTAGTGTTCCACGCTTTAAAGACGTATTGACAATTTCACCAAGCTGTTTAAGAAGTACATTATTAGTACGTGGATTCATTAACTCAGGATTATCTGATTTAGTAGTAAAGAATCCACTCTTATCTTTACCAGTACGTTTAGCTTCTTCATAAAGCTTTTCTGCATTAGTAAATAGATCAGTAAATGCACTTTCGCTCAGATGATTAACAAATGCATTATAAGCTCTATTACTTCCTGCTACAAGTTTACCATATAGAGGAATCTTTTCGGCTAATTCTCCACGAATAGCATCATCTCTCTTAGAGTATTTCTTCAAATCTCCCATACGTATACCAGCTTCTTCAGCTATACTAGGTACACGTTTAGTTTTTGGTAATCCTGTAGCTTTATCAATAATAGGCTTGCCAGTTTTAGAAACTACGGGAGCAGTACTTTCCTTAAAAAGAGGATTGCTTAATCTCTGAGCATCCATAGCATCTGATGCTGCTTTTGAACCATATGCTCTAAATGCTTTACCCCATGCTTGAAACCAAGGTTTAGTACCTACATAAAAGTTACCCTGACGAAATGCAGCAGAAGATACAAAAGGAGGATCTACTGACATTAAACCACGAGGAAGGTCATATATTTTTTGTAATGCTGAAGTCTTTATAGGAGGTGTAGTTGTAGGTGAAAGGCCAGCATTCATTTCTGTTATATCGTCTATACCTGGTAATAACTGTTTAGGTTGTGTAGTTTCAAGAGGTTTAATATCTAAAGATTTCCTACGCGAACCAAAAGAAGGTATAGCACTATCAACAGGAGCAGTTAAAGGCTTTTCAACTGTTTCAGCAACTTTACCCTTACCCATTTTCCTAAAAATATCCTTACCAGTATCGCTTAGTTGCATTCCTTCTACTGGTAAATTCTCTACACTCTTCTTAACAATTTGCCCATCATTACCAAGTTCATAACCAGCATTATAAATCTTATCTACATTCTCTTTAGTAATTTCTTTTAAATACTGCTTACCGTCTTTAATTCTTATTGGTAGCTTAGGATTTTCCGGTTTCTCAATACCCATCCCCATACGCTTAAAGATATCATCACCTTTATTAGGATAATTAGGATGAGGATTATCAACTAATTCCTGAGCAGGTGCAATTTCTCTACCTTTAATATCTCGTATAGGTTCTTTCGTTACTGGTATTTCTGATTTGACTTCTAACTTCTTAGGTAACTCCACCTTCTCAGCAGTTTTGGCAGCATCAACTACCTTATCAAGATTACCCCTCTTACCAAACAATTCTCTACCAGCATTAACAGCACCTTCTGCTCCTGATGGTAAGAGTAGATTGCCTATATTGGTTAATGTGTCTATTTTACTTTCATTCTTAAATACTTCACCACCAGGATGAGCTGCTCCACGAAGAGCTTCATTACCTACAGTAGCACCTAATAACTGATCCTTAATAGATTTACCAAAACCACCCCAAAAAGTAGTAGGTTCTAGATAATCTCCTGATGCTTCATCTCGTGCTATGGGTTTTATATTCTTGTCAATAGAACTGGTAAAACTTGGTGGAGCTTTAGCTAATGATTTTTTAGCTTCACCTATAATATCATCAGCATTTTCTTCAATAGGCTCTAAATCTAATGGTTTTAAATCAAGCTTCTTTTTAGGTAGAGAACTACTAGATGATACAATAGGCACAAGATCAAGCTTTTGAGGCATTATTCTTTCCCACCTTTAGGCTTATCTTTAAAGTAGCCCTGCTTGATAGCTTCATCTAATTGACTAGCAGGAAGATGATATGGCTTACCATCTTTATCATAAACAACTACTCTGCCTTCTGGTACTTTTGCTTCGTTTGGAAGAACAGTATCCTTTGCAGGAGGTAACTTTCTTTCAGGATTATTATCACTAGTAGTATCTTTAGGATTGCGGAAAAATTCTCCTTGATAGGTTGCTGGTCTAGTATTTTGTAGTTCTTGCTTAGCGGCATTATTTTTATCTGCTAGTTCTTTTTGACCAGATAATCTTTCGCTAATTTCAGCAAGCCTATTCTGACTACCTCTATCTATAGCTTCGATTCTATGCTCGCCTTTAAGATTAATTTCATCCTCATCACTAAGAGTACCACTATCAATACCTGTATCATGAGTAGTCTGAGTCACAGGATCATAGATATGAATATTACCACCCTTAGTACGAATTATTTGTGCATTAGGATGTTTAGCTTTAAAATCATAGATATCTGCACGATGTTGAGCTATCTCAGTTCTAGCTTTATCATTAGTAGTTTTTTCTTCTAACTTTTTCTCGCCTAATTCTTTGGTATTCTCTAATCCTTTTTCTTTAACATCAAGACCACGTTCTCCTAAAGTACTTTTACCTTCAAATTCTCTTTTCTTTTCTTCAAGGTTAAAATAATCAGAAGCAGACATTCCATTATAAGTAGGTGGTAAGAATGTCTTTTTCGGTTCTTCATGCTGTATAGGCTGCTTAACTTGCTGACCTATCTGTTGTAGCATAGGCGTTTGCTGTTGTTTAGGCTGTAGCATTTCCCTCTTAAAGCTACGATCCTTTTCATTCTCTTGCTGTAAAGCAGCTAATATACCAGGAAGAATAGACTGAATATCCATTCCACCATGAAAATCAGGCGGACCAAATTCAGCTTGTTGAGGACTATCACCATAAATACTATTCATGCGTAATCTATTAACAGGAAACATAACTAATTCCTCCCACTAAGAGCACGCATAAGCTGCATAATCATTTCCATCGCATTTTGATTATTGCCCTGATTAATAGTATTTTGTAAATTAGCTCCTTGCATAGCTTGATTACCGAATAAACTAGCCATTGCAGGAGTAGTACCGTATAGACCTTTCATACCTTCTAATATTTGCTGTATTTGATTATTTTGATCACTACCTAATGCCGAACGCTTAAAAGGTAATTCTAGATTAATTCTTCGGCCTTCGTTAGTATCTTGTACATTTGATTTAATTGCTGAATTAAATAGATCAGTATTTGCTCTACTAATATCTTCACGCGCACCAATATTTCGTAAGTTACCTTGATTCATCAAATCAACGTTTGCTCGACCTATTTCATTATTACCAGCAATATCTCGATTGAATAGATCAGTATTCATTCTGTTCGTATCATTTGCACCGGAAACGTTACGATCATTCACATCATTAGAACGATCGAACATTGTCTTATTGAACGCATCAGTCCTGCCAATGTTGAACAGATTGCCTTGATTAATCAGATCAGTATTAGTTCTGTTAACATCATCAGTACGTCCAAGATTATACAGATTACCCTGGTTTCTCAAGTCAACATTAGCCCTACCAGTTTCATCAGCACGACCGATATTGTATAGATTACCTCTATTAACAGTATCTACATTTGCTTCATTAACTCTATTACGATTACCTACGTTAGCAGCATTTGCAGAGGTAAGAATACTAGCATTCTCTCTACCTATTTGATTCTGCAAGTCACTCTGCTGACCAGTAACAGATGCATAAATAGGCGATGCTTGTAGCTTATTACCTGCTACATTCTGAGCTATTCCAGCATTAACATTTTGCGTAGCTCCTGCTATTTTATCACTTAGCTCTCTTGCCATCTTACTCTTTAAAGCAGCATAGCTAGCAGAAGAGCCCTGAATAGCTCTTGACCTATCAATTTCTCTTTGAGCATTAGCATAAACAGAACGTAGAGGACTAATACCTCTTTCCCTTAAATCTGCTATTCCTTGCGCGTCATAACCACCAGTTTCGCTTAAATTCTTTAACTTACCAATAGCATCCGTTAAATCACTAGACTGCTTATATTGGCTAAGAATAGGCGAAACATCTTCAGGCTTACCATACTGCTGTGGATTAAATTCGCCAGGTTTATCATATGTTCCCGGCCTATATTCTCCAGGCTTATCTAATGTTTTAGGCGTAAATCTTTCAGGAGCAGCCATATTACCAGCACTATATGCCATAGGCGGTTTATATGCCATTGAAGGAATATTCATGCCATACTGTTTAGGCTTATATTCTTCAGGAGCACCATAACCTATTGGCTTAAATGCTTCAGGTTTATAATCACCAATAATAGGCTGCTGTTGATTTGTCTTATTCAACAATAATCTACGATAAGCCTCCATTATACCACTATAATCTTGTTCACCTTGATGAACTGCTTTACCATATAGATTATACTGATTAAGCAGACCATTAGGTGAACCAACATAATCACCACTAGGATTATTGTAGGGATAACTTCTTACTGGTAGTCCACCTAATGCCATGCTATTTCTCCACAAAGAGATTATATTCTTCTTTTCGACGCGTAGTTAATCCATTAGAAGGTACAAGAGCACCATTAACTCTTACCTTATTCCATCTTGTAAATAAATCTTCATTAATAATCATTTTAGCATTAATAGCTGTTAATAAAGAACTATTTAGGAACCCACTTTTACCAATATTATAGATAAAAGAAGCAAGAGCATCTATTTGATTTTGATTCAATGGCACGCGAACGCATTTTTCAATAAAATCAAGAAATTCTTGCATTTTGCCATTAAATAGTGCTTCTGCAACAGGAAGATTAATAATCATACCTTCTGTTACAGGAGCACCATTTATAGTAGTATTACCCCATCCAATGGTCCATATTTTACCAATATCAAGATAAGATTGTAGACGAAGTTCTTCTTTACCTTTAATATAGTTTCTACCCCTATCAGATAATGATAACATATTACAACTCAACACCAATCTCACCTTCTGCTTCAATAGTTAATGATGTAGAAGCACTTGCCCCACCAACTAAGAAGTCAGCAACTTTAAATAAAAATTCACCATAGAAATCAACATAACTATTAGCAGCAACGCTTACATCAGTACCCATAAATTCAGTACCAGCAACGTTACCACCAGTAGCACCTTTGTACAATTTAAAAGTTACTGCGCCTGCTGTTTTATTGAGTATATGAATATGATTAAGAATAATATACAAATTCCTACTACCACCACCATTAGTACCACCAGTAGTAGTACCAGGATTCATAATATTGGTAGTATAAGTATTCGTTAAAGCAAGAGGTCCAAGATTAAATGGCGTTCTCATGAGTTCTTTACTCCAAACATTTCAATTGTTCCAGAAGCTATAGTACCACCAGCAGAGGGAAGAAATTGTACAGCATCAATATCAGCAGCAGATAATCTCCAGGCACTACCTATAAAATTATAAAATTGATTATTATTATTTCTATAACTTAAATGATATTCAAGATGCTTATATACTGCTGAATTTAAGGGATTAAACAATCTTATGGTTCCACATATACTTGCAACTCCTGCAGTATTATCTGAATCTGGCATTAATCGTATAGAAGATGCTCCTGCTGATGCAACATTATCTGTAGATGCTCCAGTATTATTAATCCAACTAGCATATCCATAATCACTTGCACCAGAATCATAAGTAGAACCATTATCCGTAGAAGTTCTCATTAATAAATCTACGTTATCAGTAGTAAGTATTATATTTTCTAGTATAAAATCATAAATATTATATGCAGAAGTTATTAATGATGTAAAAGGTAAAGTTGCACTTGCTGATGCCGTTTGAGATCCGAGTCTTTGATAACTTCCACTTCCTCCACTTGATACAGAACTAAATATCTGTACTGGACTCTTAGTTATCTCAACAAATCTAGAAGGTATAAAAGGACCAATAGGCCCTTGAGCACCAGTAGTACCAGGATTACCTTGATTACCTAGTATTGGTATATATTTTGGATAACTCTCTACATAATGTTTTATTATACCTAATGGTCCAGGTAATGAAGCTCCATTTAATCCAGCATTACCTTGAATACCTTGTGGTCCTGGTATAGGAGGTCTATTAGATCCACCACCTTCTCTACTACCATAAGATATCTGAAAAATCTGATTGATCTCAGTAATATCATTAGAAATACTACCAGACCCTACAGAACCCTGAAGATCAGAAAACCCTTTAATAAGTTGAAAAATTACCTGATAAAGAGCATTATTCTCCTGCTGTAATCTAGTAGAATTAAGCGTAGATAATAAGCGACTAATATCGTAGGGCACTTTTTTACCTAATACTAACGCGGATACTCAGAATAAAGTGGCTTAATAAATACCGTTATTTTACTAATATTAAAAGTTTCATTAATTACAAGAGTACCTAATTCTAAATATATTCGCTGAGAAGTAAAGTTAGCAAGTTGGGTAGGTTGTATTGCTGTAGTACTTGCCATTGCAATATCTGTTAAATCTTCAGAAGAGATATCATCAAGAGAATATAAAATTTGATAAAGATTACCACTACCTGTTACGCGTAATCTTGTAGCGTTTGCATGTAGTATTTCACCACCGAATTGATTATTTGTTTTTGCCATATCTTATCCCCCTATAAAACCTGTTTTAACATGAGGATTCGGAATAGCAAATTCAGCAGTATCGTCATTTGTAGGACTATTTATGTATAATGTATCACTAGTCTTATCAGCTACAATACGATATACACCAGAAGCAGCAGTAGCCAAAATTTTAATTACACCTAATTTAACGCTACCAGAAAACTCTGTACCAGGGCCAGGACCAACAGGAGGATCAGGTATAACTGGAAAACCATCACTATAAGCTGTAACACTTATATCAATATCAGTTGGTAAAGTATTTGGTAAAAAGAATGAAAGAAAAATACTGCTCCA